TAAAATGATGGAAAGCCGTCAAAAAGGTCAATGAGCGAATACGTGCGCGTCATCGAGGAAGAAGAGGAAGGGATTGGCTTGATGCAAGCATTGGCCATCCTCTCTGCTAACGAGCATCGCAATACTTGCCAGTGGGAGCTTGTTGAGAAGCAATGCTTCAAGAACGGACGGCTTGATGAAACCCACATCTATGTGATGAGTGTTTACGACAAGCCTGATTCCCATTTTGAGCCTACCAAGTTCCTTACGTTTGAAATTGAGGCCATCGCGAAGTCCTATATCATGGAAAATATTGAAGATCAACTTCGTGATATTCGCGGGGATGATGACGATGACGAGGATTGATCACTCCCTCTTGGCATTGACAATAAAAGATGGGTAGCCCATCAGCCACAGCACGCTGATGCCATAGAGTCCACTGAGGGTTCTTACTTGCACGCAGTCAGGAGCAAGCGTGGCCCTTTCCATTCGAGAATAGGAACTTTGACTGATATGCAAAGCTTCTGCCACATCCTTTTGAGAAAGCCCGCTGTTAAGGCGGGCTTCTTTAATGCGAGAAGCAATAAGAAGACGAGCCTGCTGATGCGGCATTTTAAGCACGTCGGCAGTGCTCCTCGCTAGAAACATCATGAACCTAGTCTGTTTTGAATAGTTGTATTTATGATAAATGCCATTTATTGGTAAAGTAAATATATGAGCACCATTTCTTGCCGATACGATTTCTCTCCCATCGAGAAATATGAGGTGACGCCAGAAGGTTATCTTCGGGCGTGGGCCTCCATTGCTCGCACGGGAATTCAGCTCTATACAGACGCTGATGGTTCCGTGCGTCGTGAATACAGGCCCGAGACAGAAGTGGCGTCTCCCGATAGTCTTGCTTCCTTTGCGGGCAAGGCAATCACTTCTGAGCACCCTCCCGTCCTTCTTGATGCCGAAAATACTAAAGACTACCAAGTAGGATTTAGCGGCACTGAAGTGGTATACGACAATGGTTTTGTCAAAGCCGTGATGACAATTACGGACCAAGACACCATTGAGCGCATCATGCGTGGTGATGCTCGTGAGGTAAGCGCTGGCTATAGGGTTAATTACGATCCTACGCCTGGCGTTACTGACAGCGGCGAAAATTACGATGGCATCCAAAAGGAAATCCTCGGAAATCACATTGCTGTTGTTCGTCGGGGCCGCGCTGGCCCGCAAGTGAAGCTTCATCTTGATCGCCAAGATGCCGCTGATCCATCCTTAATTACAAATGACGAGGATCCATCTATGACTGCTAAGGTCAACTTCGATGGCGCCGAGTTCGAGGTGAGCGAGAGCGTTGCTCTGGCGATTACCAAAGAACGGGAAGATGCCAAAATGTCCTACGAGGACATGAAGAAAAAGTACGATGGCATGATGTCCGAAGCTTCCAAAATGAAGGAAGAAATGGACGCCATGCAAAAAGAAATGAAGGGCAAGTGCGATTCCGCCGAGGGTCGTGCAGATGCTCTGGCTGAGCAAGTTGAAGAACTCAACGCTGATCTGGCTGCTGCCAAGGAAATCAATCTTGATTCCATGGTGGAAGAGCGCGTGGCTCTCATCGAGAAAGCCAAGCCTGTTCTTGATGCAGCTTATGCATTCGCTGGCAAAACTGCCCGTGAAGTGATGGTTGATTCCATCAAAGCAGTGCGTGGTGACGAGCTTGATCTCTCTGAGAAGAGCGACGACTACGTGCAGGCAATGTTTGACACTCTCTCTGAGGGTCGCAAAGATTCCGTGACCACCGACGAGCTGCGTAAAGCCGTAGCTTCCATTGCTTCTCCTGTGTCTGCTCCTTCGTCCTACATGGACATGCTGCAGAATGCATGGAAGAAGCCCCTCTCCATCTCTAAGGAGGCTAAGTAATTATGGCCGTAACTTTCTCTGCTTCGGGCACTGCCTCTGCTGGTGGCGTGCAACAGAGCTACGCTCTGGCGCAAACCGCACTGCTGGAAGGTCAACTGTCTGACATCCGCGACAACACCATTTCCACTGGCATCAACCAAACCGGCGCTGTTGTTCCTTTCGGCAATCTTGCCGTTTACAACGTTGCTGGCACTGTTGCCAACTCTGCTACGACCATCTCTGGCGCTTCTGACACCGTGCTGGGCGTGAACGTGCTCACCTATGTTGACGAAACCGCTCTGGACACCAATAATCGTCCTGGCGTGAAGAATCAGCAGGTCATGAACCTGGCTAACGAAGGTGCAGTGGCCGTTTACGTGACTGGCGCTGTCACCCCCGCATCGCCTGTGCGTGTGCTGTATTCCGCCAGTGGCACTGGCAAGGCTGGTCAGTTCTCCCATGCTTTTGCATCGGGCAAGACTGTTCGTCTCGCGAATGCTCGTTTCCTCACCTCCACCACTGGCAGCGGTCTTGCTGTTCTGGAGCTGAATGGTCCGAGCTTCACCCTCTCTGCTGATTCTTGATAGGAGGCTCTTAAAAATGTCTGAATTCCGTATGGATGATGCGGGCCTGTTCCTTGAGCGTCAGCTTGAGTACATTCGCCCCCAAGTGTTTGAAATTGCATATGCGGATATCAAATATCCGACTGTGCTGCCCGTGACTAGCGAAGCTGGTCCTGGTGCTCAAACCTTCACCTATCGCATCATGGACTCCACTGGTGAGTTCAAGCTGATTGCTGATGCTGCTGACGATCTGCCCCGTGCCGACATCAGCCAAGTGGAGAAGAGCATCAACATCCGCTCGTTCGGTGGCAGCTTCGGTTACACCGTGCAGGAACTGCGTGCCGCTCAAATGGCCAATATCGCCCTGGAGCAGCGTCGTGCTGCTGCTGTGCGTCGTGCCTACGAGGAGAAAGTGGAAAGCGTTGCTTTCTTTGGCGAAAGCACTGTGGGCCTGTCTGGCTTCTTCAACAACTCCACCGTGGACGTTGTGGCTGCTGACAAGTGGTTCACCACCGCTGGCACCACTGCCCAAGAAATGCTTGAACTGCTGAACTATGGCGTGACTGCCATTATCAATGGTTCCAAGATGAAGGAGCAGCCGGACACCATTCTGCTGTCTTATGCCGACTACAACAAGATCAGCACCACTCGCAACTCCGATTCTTCGGACGTGACCGTGCTGGAATATTTCCTGCGGACCAACCCCTACATCCGTAACGTTGAGCCCATCAACCAGTTGGAAGCTGACAATAGCGTGCTGAACACTGACCGCATGGTGGTATACAAGCGCGATCCTGAGAAAGTGCAACTGCACATCCCTCAGCCCCTTGAGCTGTTCCCCCCTCAACAGCGCGGCCTGGAATTCATCGTTCCCGCCCATGCTCGCGTTGGTGGCGTTGCTCTGTACTATCCCAAGAGCGTCATTTACGTTCAGGCTTCTGCCTGAGGATAGTTAGTCAAGAAGAGGGGCGTTAAGCTATGAACAATTGTTTCTATTGAACAATGCTCATCGCTTATCGCCCCGAACTTGAAAATCCCCCTCGCGATGCAGGGTTTGGCATTATTACCAAGAGTGGGCTTATTCAACTCACTCCTGGCCTTAACCAGGAAATTCCTGACGAGAAATGGAAGGAAGCAAAGGAAAACGGTGCCGTTAAAAAGCTTCTAGCTATTGGCGCCATTGAAGAAATGCAAGAACAAGTGATGGTAGACACTCTGCCTGAGAATGTTCAAAGCCTTAGCGAACTTCCTCTCGTTCAAGCTATTCGCGCCATTGAACTCATCCATGACTCAGACCGTTTGAGTGATTGGAAAAAGATTGAAGGTCGCGTCCGAGTGAGGAATGCCATTGCAAAGCGCGTGGAAGCCATTCGTATTGGGAAGGCCTGATCATGGCCGTCACTTACAACAGCTTCCTTGAGCGTTTCCCTGAATTCAGCCCACATCCTTCGGGCATTGTCAATGGCGCCATCACGGAAGCCACTTACGATGCATCGGCTGATGTGTTTGGGGAACAAACAGACCGGGCAGTAAAGTTTCTTGCTGCTCATATCATCGCCATTCAACTCGCTCAAATGGGCATTCAAATTGGTGCCACTGACGGCAAAGTGTATGGCGAAGGACTTGATGCCACTCAATATGGCCAAGAGTTCAAACGGATGACTAATAATCTTCCTCTTTCTTCCGTTGGTTTTGTCGTATGAGCAACTTTCTGGAGCCACTTGCAAATGCCACTTTGGTATTTAGTGTGGCTTCGGGCTATG